CGGACGGGGGCGGGCAGGACTGCCACAGCAAAACGGCAAAAAATCCGGACGGGGGAACCCAACCGCGACCCCCCCTATCGAAAACAAATCGACTTCCCCGAGCGGGGTCAGCGCGTCAGATGGTATTGAACCCAAACACTCCATACACCTGTTTTGAAAAGGTTACCTTCCCTCTGCGAGCAGACAAGTGCGAGCAATTTGGTTAAGGTGGGGCACCTCGGAAACGTCCGGGGTGCTCTTGTGTTCGGGCAAAATCGACACTAATGTCGGTTTCATACCGGTTTTATTCCAGTTTGTGTACGGCTAAGTTGCTGGTTTTCAGCTACAGTGTCGGAAATGTCAATTATTATTCCTTGTATACAAGACTCTCTCTCTCTCTCTCTCTCTCTCTCTCTCTCTATAGGGGCGTTTGAAATCGACATTGCGACATGGTATCTTTGGGTCACTATGAATGAAATACCTAAAGACCTTCACTTCGAAGGCGACAAGCTCATCAGCGGCATTGAGCAGTTGAGTCGAGCTGTAAGGAGTACGTTGGGTCCTAGCGGCCAGACGGTACTCATCGAGAGTCCTCACCACACCCATGGCATTACGGTCACTAAGGATGGTGTTACTGTGGCTAAGGCTGTTGACTTGCTTGACCCTGTCGAGAACTTGGCGGTACGGATTATGAAGGAGGCTGCTGACCGGACGGCCAGTGAGGCTGGCGACGGTACTACTACTAGCATTGTTTTGGCTGAGGCTTTGGTCAAGGGTGGCTTACGGGTATTGGGTGGCGATACCAAAAAGACTGACGTCTTGCGCGACATGGTGTCTTTGACTAAAGATGTTGTTGCGGAGCTTGACGGTCGCAGCCGTCGGTTGAACAAGAAGCACTTGAGGAGTGTGGCTACTATCAGTGCTAACAACGATAAGGCCATCGGCAATTTAATTGCTGAGGTATATGGCGAGGTTGGCAAAGACGGTGTTGTCACTGTCGAGAAGAGTATGACGAGCGAGACTGGTTTCGATGTCACTCATGGTTTCAAGCTCGACCGTGGCTATGCCAGCGAGTTGTTCGTCAACGACCAGAGCCGTGACGAGAGCATACTAGACGGTTGTCACGTTATGGTCTGCGACGGCGAGATAAACAATATCTTAAGTATCGAGAACGTCTTAGGTCCTATCATCCGTGAGGGCAAGCGTCTTCTCATTGTTGCTCCGTGCAGCACTCACGTCATCAACACCCTTGCTGCCAATGTTGTCAAGAAGGGTTTAAAGGTCTGTGTTGTTCCTCCTCCTAATTTCGGGTATAAGCAGCACGAGCTTATGCAAGACTTGGCTGTCAGCGTTGGTGCTACGTATTTCAGTGAGAAGACTGGCGACGACTTAAGCCTCATGGCTTTCGACGACTTGGGTTTTGCTGACCGTGTTGTTGTGGGTCGCGACAGTACTGTCATTGTCAAGGGCGACAAAGAGGATGGTATCGACGAGCGCATCGCTGAGCTTCAGGAGGCATATCGACTAACCAAGCGTCGCGTCGACAAAGAGTTCATCAACCAGCGCATCGCTGGCTTGTCTGGAGGTATAGGAGTGATTGAGGTTGGGGGCCATACTGACCTAGAGCAGAAGGAGTTATACGACAGGGTCGACGATGCTGTGTGCGCTGTCCGCGCTGCTATGCAAGACGGCATTGTTGCTGGCGGCGGCGTCACCCTTTACAACCTAAGCAACTGGTTATCAGACCGTAAGGGTGCTGCTGCTGAAGTATTGCGTGAGGCTTTGCGTGCTCCTTTGCATCAGATTATGGAGAACTGCGGCGAAGACTTTGACTACAGTATGGCACCTGACGGCAGCGGTTACAACCTTAAGACTGGCGAGTACGGCGACATGATTGACATGGGCGTCATCGACCCTACCCGCGTCACTAAGTCTGCTTTACAGAACGCTGTAAGCGTTGCGGTCACTATCTTGAGTACTCAGGCTATCATCACACTGGCACGGGCATGAGGGAAGAGATTACTGATTGGCTTGAGGCCATTGATGCCGGGGCTATGTTCGCCGACGGTTTTGACGCTGCCATCATCGGCATCACTGAGGTTGACAAGGGATACCGCGTGTGCTATGACATCGGGCGTATCCTTGAGCTCTTAGTCCTCGAGCACGATATGGACGAGGAGGGAGCTATAGAGCATTTTGATTTTAATATTGCGGGCGCGTATATGGGTCCGCTGACACCAATTTTTATTCAATGCGTCCCATAGGAAAATATATTGTCATCGACGCCATCAAGGAGGAGACGACTACTGCCAGCGGCATCTTACTCAGTTCTGACGACGCCGACCAGATGCGCTACGGTCGTGGTCTCGTTGTGGCTTCTGGCACTGACGTCACCAGCATCGACGCTGGCGAGGAGCTATACTACGACAAGCGTGCCAGCTATACTATGTTGATTGATGGTATTGCCCGCACCATTATTTCTGAGCGCGATGTTGTCGTTGTGCTTCATTGATTTCCATCATCACGTTCCGGTACATCTTATCGGTAAATGACACGTTGCGTTTAAAGACTGGGTTGTTCTGGTCGTCTGTTGGGAACTCCTTGCCTTGCAGTATGGCATATGCGTACCCTACTACTCTCTTGGCTGCGTAGGTCAGGTTGTATACGCCTAGCCTTGACTTTGACTCTACGGATACTTTCTCCACCCACCCGTTTTTTACTAGGCGTTTGAAGCGGTCTTTATCCCACGAGAAGACTTTATCGAACTCTTTGAATTTGGCCCGGGTAAAGTATGGCTCATCGTAGAGGAAGATGAGCATCTCTAGGTCGGGCTGCGATATGCCGTATTTGGCATTGATGAAGTAGCGCACTACGCGCCAGTACTTTAAATAGTTCATTGTAATTTGGGGCTTAAGATATGACCCGCGAAGAGTTTTCATATAGGATGGTATGCCTTGGAATTGCCGGGGCCATCATCTGTATGATTATCCATAAGTTTACTCATGGCTAAGAAGAAGAACAAGATTTGCCCAGCGGGTATTGCTTGGGCGAAGAGGACGTTTGACAAGTACCCCAGCGCGTATGCCAACATGGCTGCGAGCAAATATTGCAAAGACCCCAATTATGGCAAGTAAAGGATATGGTAAGCCGTGTACGGCTAAGGTGAAGGCTAAGGTTATGAAACCTAAAAAACCTAAGAAGTAATGGCAAAGAAGGGTAGAACAGGCCGTAAGAAGGCTGCTGTCAACTATAACAAAGCCGGTTTTGCTGCGCGGTCTACGGACCGTGAGATTGCAAAAAGGAAGGTTATGAGCCAGCTCGAGCGTCAAGGTATTACCGGAGCAGATAAGCTCAACGCTATGAACAGGGGCAAGTTGACTCAAGACGCCAGCGGCAATTATAGTTTTAAGACTGACGCTATGTCTCCTGTGGGCCGCGACATCCCTCTCCCTAAGAGTAAGTAATGGGCGAGCTCAAGAGGTGGCGCGACGAGAAGTGGGTGCGCATCGGTTTGGATGGCAGCATCAAGGGCGAGTGCGGCACGAGCAAGGATAAGAAGAACCCAGACCGGTGCCTGCCCCTATCTAAGGCCAAGAGTCTAAGCAAGGCCGAGCGTGCTGCTACGGCGAAGAAGAAGAAGCGCGGCAAGGGTCAGTTCGTTCCTAACACTCCTGCGGCTCGTGTCAGTAGGAAGTAAGCTTATCCGGTTCCTCAGCCGCAAGAGCGTCAAGCGCCTTGCTCGCTGGGTTATACCTTATCTTGTAAAGAGATTCAAAAGACATGCCTATACCTCCCGGCACAAAATTCCACGGCGTCGCCGCGAGCGTTGACACCGCCGATAGGGGTAGTGCTACCGTGCAGCCTTTGCGCGATGCGTATACTATAGGGGATTTTGGCGATAGAACTTCTACCATCGAGCTTTCTTCTGCTCAGATTCTTGCTTTAGACACTACTCCTGTAGAGGTTGTCCCCGCTCAGGGTGAGGGTAAAGCCATCATTGTTAGTTGGGCTATTATGAAGTTATCGTTTAACAGTGTCCCTTATGACTTTCCGTTAGGCCAACAGCCTATTCGCCTTGCTACAAATCCGGGTGGAAGCAGCCAGACTTATGTTCAGGCTTCGTTAGAGGCTGACGTCGACGTCCCCAACAACGCTATGAACGCTAATTCAGACGGTGTATTCAGGTTCAACTATAAGGGTAATTATCGTAATGCTACCCCTTTGGTTGCTAACACCCCACTGTATATATACGCATCGGCTCCCCCTGCTACTCAAAACGGCAACAGCACTATGCAGATAACTGTTGGTTATAAAATTGTAGAGTGATGGCTATTCCAGAAGGAACAAAATTCCACGGCGTTGCCGCGAGCGTTGACACGATAAATCGTGGTAGCAGTATCGCCAACAGCAATAGAGACGCTTACGCTATTGAGGACTTTGGCACTCCTATACGCACGATTGTCGATATTACTCCTGCCCAAATTTTATCTCTAGGGGATAGCTATATAGAGATTGTCCCCCCTCAGGGAGAAGGGAAAGCCATTGTCGTTCTTTCGGCATCGATTAAGATGGTATTTAATAGTGTTGCATACGATTTTGGCAGTGACTATCTGGGTCTATTTATGTATCCGTCTCCTACTTTACCATCGTACGTAAGCTACCAGTATTTTCAGCCTGCCCAAGACTTTAATTCTTCCTCCGACATTTGGTATTCATTAAATAGGTGGGGGAATATTTTCGCAAACAGCTCTTTAGTTAACAACGGCTCACTTGTTTTGGGTATGCAAGACCAACTTCTTGCGCCTACCGTTGGTGATAGCCCTATGCAGATAACTGTTGATTATAAAATTGTAGAGTAATGGCTATCCCCGCAGGCACAAAATTCCACGGCGTTGCTCCCGGCGTTGATACCGCTGACCTTGGCAGCGCTACGGTTCAGACTTTACGCGACGCGTATACTATAGAGGATTTTGACATTCCTTTAAATGTCTCTACAACTCTTTCTGCATCTGACGTTATAGCGTTAAACACTACGGCTATAGAGGTGGTTCCCGCTCCGGGGGTAGGCAAAAGCGTTTTGGTTCTTTCGGCCCAGATGAAGTTGTTTTTTAACAGCGTTCCTTTCGACTACCCCAATGGAACTCAACTTGATGTTTCACCGGCGCCTTTTGGTGGATATCAATTTAGTCAAGCGATGTTTGTTAACAGTTCCTTGCAAGGCATATCTCAGTCTTATAACGATTGGTCTTTGGCCAATGTAGGCAGACTTAATACATGGACAAGTTCGCCATTAGTTGATAACGGCCCTTTGTATTTGTGTTTGTTTTCTTCAGACCAGCCTGCTACAGTTGGTGACAGCACCGTTCAGATTAACGTTCAGTATAAAATTGTAGAGTAATGCCTATACCTCCCGGCACAAAATTCCACGGCGTAGCACCTAGTGTTGACACCACCGATAGGGGCAGTGCTACCGTGCAGCCTTTGCGCGATGTGTATACCATCGAGGAGATTGGTGCCGCAGGCACTTCTGACGTGTATACGCTCAACTCTAGCACCGACGGCGACAACGTAGACTTGAACTTGGATGCTGTCAGCGGCCTCAACTCTACTGTCCAGCTCACGGCTGGTACTGGTATCGGTCTCTCTCAGTCTGGCGGCAACAACGTCACCATTGACAATACGCTCAACAACGTTGGCGGCGTAGCTGTTTTGGAGCCTGAGTTTATGACTGTCGGTCCCGGCGGGTCATCTACTATTACTACGAGCAAAAATATTGTCGACTTGACTTGGGTTGGAGTTGCTGGCACCCACAACCTTACGTTGCCTTCTGCTGCGGCTATTCCTTATCGTTTTCTGCGTATCGTCAACGACGGCACTGTCACGGCACAGGACAAGGTCGATATCTATGCTCCGGGTTCTGAGACCATTGACGGGGAGGCATCGTATAGGATTAACAAGGTGTACAACGGTATTGCTGTCTGGTCTGACGGCGTCAACTGGATTGTCATCCAAGCAAAGAGTACGTGATGGCAGAGAAGAGTAAGATGAAGTGCAACTCGCCTACGCGGTCTACGAGCAAGGGCAAGAAGATGATGGTCAAGGCTTGTGCCAATGGTAAGGAAAAGATTATCCATTTTGGTGCAAAGGGTTACAAGTCGAACTACAGTGCTGCGGCCCGCAAAAATTTCAAAGCTCGCCATAGATGCGATACAGCTAATGACAAGCTTACGGCCCGGTACTGGGCGTGCAAGAAGCTGTGGAGTAAAAACAGCCCTAAATACCTAAAGGGCAAGTGAGGCACTACGTTTACAAAACAACTTGCATTCCAACTAGCCGTTATTACTACGGCGTCCATTCAGAGCGCCGCAAAAGCGATGGGTATATAGGCTGTGGTGTATGCAGTGACGGTACCGCAATCAATTTACAGAAGAAAGGGGTCAAGTCTGTTCTTATCGACTCCGTCATCAAATACGGTTACAAGAATTTCCGAAAAGAGATTCTGATTGAAACCGACAGCATTGATGACGCGTATGAGATTGAGTCTTTGATAGTCGACAAAGAACAAGTCGGCAATCCAGACTGTATGAACACTCGCCTTGGCGGTGTTGGTGGCAAGGTTTTGTCCACTTGCAATCCGGTTACAATCATAGACTGCGCTGATGGCTCTGAAAAAACATTTGAGTCTCAAGCTGATTGCGCCCACTTTTTGGGTTTGAAGAACATCAGCGGTAAGAAGCGTATGTGCGGCGGCAGGTACGTGAAGAAAGAATTTTCCGAGCCTGTGTCTTTGAAGACTATAGACGGCGAGAACTACGAATTCAAGGACATATACCAGTGCGTTTACGAGCTTGGCTTAGAGAAGCTGGACAAACTGAAGCAGGTTCTTTCTGGAAAGAGGAATTCAACTCGAGGTTTATTCAGGAGCGATTTCGACTTTAGCTCATCAAACTATCATGGAGTTAAGGTCTACAAAGGTCGGAAAGGAAAGTATTAACTTGGGGGCATGAAAGGTTTAGGCGACGCGGTAGAGAAGGTCACTAAGGCCACCGGCATCAAGAAGGTGGTTGACACGGTATCTAAGGCTACGGGCAAGGATTGCGGATGTGGTCGTCGCAAGGACAGTTTAAACCGTACATTCCCTTTTAAGTAATGGCATATCAAAAGCTTCAGGTCGGCACGGGCATCCCCGTCATCCCGTCCGATACCATCGACATCCCTGCTGTCAGCGGCCCTGCTGTCGACAGCACGCAGACTTCCGTTCCCCCTTTGGGCACTGTACTTGTGGACACCACTCAAGACTTCACGTCTATCGTGGGGTTGGTTGGCTCTACGGTAGTCACCAACGGCGGTATTGCTCGGGTGGCGAGTATCACGAGCGCCACAGCTTTGGTTCTCGACGCTTCCATCACTGACACTGGGGGCACCGTCCTTACGTACCAGATTTACGTTGGCGCGACCAACCCCGGCTGCGTGCTTTACGTGGGCAATACGGGCAACCTGCGGGTCTTGACCAGCAGCAACGCCGACCTTACGTTCGTTGGCATCCCTGCTGGCTCTTTCGTCCCTGTTCAGGTCAAGCGTGTTTTCGCTACGAACACTACGGCTACGGACATCATAGCCCTGTGGTGACATGTGGATTGCCATCCAAAACGCTGTCGGCGCCCGTCAGGGCGTAGGCGGGGGCCCGGGGCCCACCCCTCCGTACACGCCGCCTATGGACGCGTATCCTGCGGACGTGGCGTATTCAGTCCGTCTGGTCAGCACTAGCTATACCGGGCCATGTATTGAGGCGTACCGTGTTAGCGACGGGGCTACCCAAGATATTGGTTTCGATAGCAATGGTCGCATCAGTGCTACTGAGCTGGCAGCTTTTTCTGGGGGCAGTGTCTTGGAGGTACAAACGTGGTACGACCAGATGCCGGGTGCTAACCATGCCATATCTACTATAAATGACACTACGGGAACACTTACCCGAGCCATCATTTATAGCGGTTCGTCTATCATCACAGACGGTATCGAGCCGGCCTTGGACTTTGTCAACCCTACTGACTATCCAACCCTTCGGTTCAGCAACCTTGGTGCTGCTTCTGGTTATGAGTCTTTTCAGGTCAGTACCGCAGCCACGACAAACTCTGGCACTCCGCTGTATGTTACCAGCATCCCTTACAACTTCAATTATCACCAGCCTATTAGCTATCCTAACGGCAATGTGTATGAGGGATTTGGAAGCAACACTAGGCCAGCCCTTTTAGGCATAGGCTTCCCGAATATGTATATGCAGCACGTCTACAATACGACTGCTGGACCTACAAAGAACGTCCTTATTAACAATACTCTAATTGCTACAGCCAGTTCCGCTGCCAACATAGGTTCTTTGAGCCATTATATCTCTGCGATGGCTAAGACGCAGGTTGGTGACGACCCTAAGGGAAGGTATATAGGATATATCAAGGAGCTGTTCATCTACAAGTCTATCCAGACTTCTGGTGTGCGTGATGTTCTTACGAGCAACATCAACAACTTCTACCAGATTGGCAACTTCCCCGATTACACGAGCGGGTTCTTAGCTGACTACCCCGGCGCCGCTGCGGCTTATAGTGTGCGTCAGTTGAGCAATACAGCTATCAAGTGTATGCGTGTGCGTAGGGCTGTTGCTCCGTTCGACGAAAAAGACATCGGCTTTACTGCGGGCGGCGACTTAGACGAGGCGGCTATCGTCGCGTTCGGGGGTTCAGATGTGCTTGTGGTCTCGGCTTGGTATGACCAAAGCGGACAGTCAAGACACGCTACGCAGATTACTCCAAACTCTCAGCCGCAGATATACAACGGCACGGCGGTCATTACCGAGAACGGGAAGCCTTATATTAAATACGGCTTGCTCGAAACGGGTTTAAGTTTTGGTTCAGACAATTGGATTTTCAGCGCAGCTGGCAACTTGAGCAACAACACAAAACTATTTTTCGCGCGTAGTGGCAGCGGTTACTTAGGTACAATGCAAAGCGGCAGCGTTAGCACAGGCGTAAACAGCAATGCAGGCACACTAACGGCATTTAGAAACGGTAGCAGTTACAGCTTCACTACTCGAGATGCATTGTACACAGACATTGGTACCCAATCACTTTTTACAGTCAATCAGGACAGTAGTAATTGGACAAACGTAACGCTGGGCTATAGTGCAACTGCTGACCAACGGTGCTGGTCAATGCACGAGGTAGTCATTTATGACACTGACCAATCCAGCAACCGCACCGGTATCGAGACGAACATCAACACGTATTACGATGTGTATACGATGTACAACCCTGACGCTCCTACGAGTGGGTTCTTGTTTGACTATCCTAATGCTAGTACGGCTTATTCAGTTCGTCAGCTAAACAATAACGCTACGGTCAGTATGCGTGTGCGTAGGGCTGTAGCCCCGTTTGATGAACAGGACATTGGGTTTGTAAACGGAGACTTAGATGAAGCTGCCATTGTAGCATTTGGAGGGAGTGACGCTCTCACGGTCTCGGCTTGGTACGACCAGTCAGGAAATCAAAGACACGCTACGCAGATTACTCCGGGCGCACAGCCGCAGATATACAACGGGGCTGCGGTTCTTACTGAGAACGGTAGGCCTGCGGTGCAGTTTGATGGTAGCAACGACTACCTGTCGTTAACGTCTACGGCGGTTACAAACTCTGTTTGTCAAATACTCGTGAGTGTATATGACACCTCAGTAAGCTCCTTAAAGATGCCGTTAGGTGGCGGACCTACGACTTGGTGGCAACATTACAGCGCAAATCGTATTCGTATAAATACTACATCAGGACAAGTAATTTTCGCAAGTGGGTTGAGTAATGGCACTCAGTATTTAGGTTTCATGAATGGCAACAGTGGTGCATATACTTTCCATTTAAACGGAACGAGCAAGTTTAGCGGCACCGTCGGTAATTGGTATATAGATACAATTGGTCGCGGTTTAAACAGTAATACCTATGCTTTTAATGACCCAATTCAAGAGGTCATACTTTACGAGAGCGAAAAATCCAGCAGCCGCACCGCCATCGAGGATGACATCATGACTTACTACCAAATACCATGAGCATAGTTTATCTCCCCGTCGAGCCTATGGAAGGTTCGACAAGCAACGAACACGCGATTGCTATTGACGAGCAGTGTTGGAATTTGTATCGCCCTGCGAGCATCCAAAGCCCGAACGATATTACCCGGCAGTTGTTCCCCATCTCGATTCGTCCTAGCGACGATATGGCTGCTATCGTAGGTGAGACTACGGAGCAGGTATACATCAGTCCTGAAGTGGACTTGACGGAATTGCTTGCTATCCTACCTAATGTCAGCGACGAAGAGAAGGAGCTACTAAGCTTGTACGTCGAAGCAAATAAAGGAGGATACGTACCTTTCGAAAACCTCATCCCACCCAGCTCTGTCCAGCTCACCGAAGCCGAGGCTATCGCCGAGGGCTGGCCCGACCCTAACGCACCAGAAGAATAATGGCACAGATACCTTTAGGACAAAAGTTCCACACGCTCAACGCGAACACCCCTACGGTGGAGCGCGGCTCTTCGCAGGCCGACGGCTTGCGTGAGATTTACACCATGCAGGATATCATCGACAGTGTCGGCGGCGGCGGCGGCGGTCAAACCGAGGGCGAGGACCTTTCCCTTATTGTCCGGTCCACCCCGTATTCTGGCACTGGCGACCACGAGGGCACGGTACTGAGCATTGGTACCCTCGGCCTTACGGCGGGCACCGTGTATATGTGGGACGGCTCTGAGTGGGGCACGGCTAACGCGAGCTCGGATGCCACCGCCAGCGGCCTATTGGGTATTTCTACTGACACCGCTTCTGCACCCAATGTGTTGGTTAGCGGGATTATTCAATTGGCCTCTGTCCCCGGCTCTGTAGGGGCCCCCCTTTATTTGGACACTACCAACGGTGGATTATCTGCGTCGGCTCCTACTGGCTTCACACAGATTGTAAGGGTTTTGGGGTACAAGTTGTCTTCAGACAAAATTTATTTCGACCCTAGTAAAGACTGGTTAGAGATTGCATAATGGCTATAGGTAAATTCTCCGGGGTTGTTTTTTCAGATTCAAGTAAAGTTTCTTCTAGCGAATCTGAATACGCTTATTCCATTAGTGGAACGAGTCAAGACTTTGAGATGACCATCTCAATTTCTGACGCTGCCGTTTCATTCCTTTTGCCATTAAAGAAGTTAACCGATGATGGTATCAACGGTACTATTTTTTGGGGAGACGGTAGCACCGACGCTTTGTCCTTTGGCGTTGTTGCGAGCCATACCTACTCTGCTACAGGGACATACAAGGTCAGGGTCGTTTCTTCTACAGAGGTAGGATTAGATACGGTTTACGGCTCCAATTTCGACAACCCGCCAACATCTATTGATGCGTGGGGTTCTTCTTTTAACGGCATGGGATTCCGAACTGACTTAGGTAATGTAACTACAGTTCGTAGGTATCCACCAGTAAACTTTACTAATAACTTCTGGAACGCGCCCTTTTGGGACTGGAGGTCTCTTGATAGTGACTTCACGGAATACGGCCCTGCTAATCTTTCGCCCCCTCCTGCCGGAGAATACTATTTTCCCTTTGTTTTTTGTGACTCATTTACAGGGATTGGTTGTGAAAACCTGATTGACTCTTCAGCAACAGATATACAAGGGTTTTTCGCGATATGCCCCCTTTTTAATGTGGACATCAGCGGTTGGGACGTAAGTAATGTGGTTGTGTTCCAATATGTGTTTCAGGGCTGCACCTCATTTAACCAAGACATTTCCAGTTGGGATATGAGTAGTGCTGAAGAATGCCGTGCTATGTTTGAGAACTGCACCTCATTTGACCAAGACATTTCTAGTTGGGTCGTGAGCAATGTGTCTAATTTCAGAGAGATGTTTGATGGCTGCACCTCATTTAACCAAGACCTTTCTAGTTGGGATGTGACTGGTACGGGTAATGCTGCGTCAAATGCGACGGGGCTTCATGGCATATTTGAGAACTGCACCTCATTTGACCAAGACCTTTCTGGTTGGAACGTGAGCTTCAACAAAACTTTTACCAGTATGTTTCAAAATTCGGGTATGACCCATAATCTCAACAGCTGGAACACTTCTTCTGGGATTCTGTTTTCTGCCACGTTTTTCAACTGTCCTTTTGACCATAGTCTTGAAAACTGGAATATGTCGAGTGCTTTTTCTGCGAATAATTTTTTAAACAACACCACCATCTCGTTGTCTAACAAGGCTAAAACTTTGGTGGGAATAATGGGTAACAACCCCGCAGTTGGTGTTAGTGCAACGGCTGTTTTAGGCACAACAGTTTTTGATAAGTCTGCTACGATTGGTGTGGAGGGGTATGATGGTCAGGCCACTTACGGTGCGTGGTTAAAGGCTACTGGAACACCTGACCCAACAAATAGGGCGTCGGGTACAAATGACAGTGTTGTTTCAAATAAACTTATTGATAGTTCAGCAACGTTTACGGCCACGGTTGTTTCGGGATGCTTTGTTGAGAACACTACTGCTGGTACGTTTGCAGAGGTAACCACTGTAGTTAGTGATACAGAGTTGGATTTAAGCGACGATATATTTACTGTTGTTTCCGACGCTTATAGTGTCGACGGGGGCGTCGGTTGGGCTTTTTCAGGAACATCATTTGTATGAGTCACTTTATTTCTACCAAGCCTTTTTTTATTTTAGAAGGCGTTCCTAATCACTTAGGGTTTATTTATTCAGCAAACCCAGTGGGAGATACGGTTACCACTAGTTCTAGCTATACGGTTTCCGAATATGATAATGAGGAAGAATTTGCCAATGCGGTTGACGCTTTAGTTGGAGAGCAGGGGTGGTATTGGACGTGTGAACATCGGCTTGAGTGGCCTGCAAACCCAAATGAATGGAGTTGTAACGACTTGGAGCCTTAACCCCCTCGTAAAATGGAGCTGAAGTATATTTACAAGACCAACGAACACGACCAGTATTGGATTTACTGGGACGGTCCAGTATACGAGGCGATATGTCCAGCACCATTACCCTATTCGAAATCCTCACTGTCGCAGCGGCGCTTGTCGGGATTTACTTCAAGATGCAAACCGAGGTCGGAAAGTTGAAGGGCCGTATCGCTATGCTGGAGAAGCAAGAGTTGCAGATTATGGCTATGCTGGAAAAGCTCGTCGATGCTGTCGATGAACTCAAAATTCTTGTAGCCCGTCAAAGATGAAGTACTTCACCTACTCCGAGTTCGACAGTCCCGACCTCCCCGGCTCGGGTCATGAGATGGAGCCCATCTTCTTGGAGAAGCTGGACTTGGCTCGCGGGTACAGCAACGTACCCTATGTTATCAACTCTGGCTTCCGGACGCCAGAACATAATGCTGAGGTAGGGGGAGTCCCGGGAAGCAGCCACCTTACGGGCTGGGCCAGTGATATCCGTACCGACAGTTCCAACCGTAGGTTCTTTGTCTTGAAGGGCCTCATCGAAGCCGGATTCAATCGCATTGGCATAGGGCAGAATTTCATCCATGTGGACTGCGACCCGAGCAAGGCGGGTAACTGCACTTGGTTGTATTGAATTGTGTACCTTGGTTCTATGATTGATTTCATTGCAGAGAACTGGGTTCCCCTTACCATCGCCATCATGGCGCTTATCAAGGTCGTCGTGAATTTAACTCCAACGGATGCTGACAATGCTGTATTTGGTTATCTCGATATCCTTATTACTGCTATTACTGGCGACCGCCGTAAGAAGAAGTAATATGGCTAAGATTAATAGCGCGAGCTACCCCGTTAAATCGGCTCCACTAAACGGAGCGGATACGGCTATTGGGACAGACTCGCAGACCGTAGATAAAGAGACCAAGCAACTTCGCGTTCAGGATATTGCTGACTTTGCCACCAATCCGGCGAATACTAATGTTGTCAACTCTGTAAACGGACTGGGGCCTATCAGTACCAGCCCTACTACAGGCAATGTGGGCGTTTCGTTGGACACCGTCTCCGGCGTTCAAGGCACATACCAGCACGCCAATGTTACTGTCGACCAATACGGAAGGGTTGTTTCGGCATCTACCAACACTCCGGTTACTTCGGTCAATGGTATTGACGGGGCCGTCACTCTTAGTCCGGGGGCTAACGTTACTATTACTCCGGGCGCAACTAACGAGCTCGTCATTGCCTCTACCGGCGGCGGCGGCGGCGGCGGCATTACGCAGGTAGACACGGGCACGGGCCTCGACGGTGGACCTATTACGACCACGGGTACCATCAACCTTGCGGACACCACTGTAACTCCCGCCTCGTACACCAACGCAAACATCACCGTCGACCAGCAGGGGCGGATTACCTCAGCCAGCAATGGCGACGGCCAGCCCAACCAAGACTTGCAGTCGGTGCTTACGACGGGTAATTCTGCTGCGTCAAACATCGTGCTTACGGGCTCGGGAACAGCCTTTACAGCTACGCAGGGAGGTCTATATGTTCAGGATGCAGACTGGTCGCAGTTAGGAACTGGTAACATTTTAAGGCTGAGTGGCGAGCTGGAACTAGGTGGTCAGATTAAAGACTACTACGACCAAACCGGAACTAAAGGTCAAATGCTTATTTCCGACCCCACCCTACCGGGTGTTGTATGGGTCGACCAGCCTGTCTTAGCCACCCGTGTTTTTGTGTCCAACTCTGCGCTCCTGTCCTTAACATCGGCTGTTGGTCCAGAGATTATTCCTGCTCCCGGAGCGGGGGCAGCCATTCAGGTTATTGGCGCTGCTATAAGTTACAATTTTGGTACGGTGGGATACAATTTTATTGGTGACTTGGGTTTATTTACTGGCGTAAACAACGCGCAGTATACAGTGACCGATGCTGTCATGAACGCCCCCGTTGACCAGTTCGTTAGTTTGGATAAAGTGTCCATGGGTAATCTTGCGCCAAACCAACCTCTTCAGTTGAGGATGATATCTGGTGCCAACACCGCTCCTACCGCCGATGGCGATGCGGTGTTAGAGATTACATATAGGGTTATCTCAGCCTAGTGAGAGACATACGCAAGGTTTGTATTGGTCCTGACTATAAGGACTCCATGTGTTACTTGGTGGGACAAGCCGTACTAGGCAACTCCCACCATGTGCATTTAATTAAATACAATGAGGATACCGGGTCAATCCTCATCTATATTGAGCAGGGCGATATCGTGGTGCTTTGGAAAGAGTTCAATAGCACGATGCCTACTTCAATAGAATACAATATTAACTTTTGAGAGCCGTCAATCAATTCGTAGTTAGGGGACACAGATACAATAACACCAAGGGCGACCTCATCGTAAATACTAGCGAGGAGGACCACCGGTTCTCAAACCGCGAGGGAGAGGTAGTGGCATTGCCGTTGGGTTATGAGGGTCCTATAGGTGTTGGGGATACCCTCCTTGTCCACCATAACGTCTTCAAGTTCTATAACGACATGAAGGGCCGTAGGCAAAGCGGTAGGAGTTTTCTTAAAGACGACCTCTTCCTTGTCGATTTCGACCAGTTCTATATGTACCGCAGCGATGGGGACTGGCATCCCCACGACAGGTATTGTTTTGTGCAACCTATACCACCTGAAGACTCAACAATATTTAAGCCCGTAAGTGAGGAGCCGCTGATGGGTATTATGAGATATCCTAATGATTATCTTATGGGTCAAGGCGTTGAGTCCGGAGACACCGTTACGTTCCGTCCGGAGAGCGAGTACGAGTTTATCGTAGACGGAGAGAAGTTGTACCGAATGTTTGACCACCAGATAACATGCAAGATTCAAAGAAGCTAAAGGAGCGCATCATCGCTGCGGGGCGTATAGCTGTTGAAGAGCTCATCAAGGTGGCTCAGGAGGATATCCTTAAGCCGGGCGACGACGACGACCTCGCAGCGGACAGGCTAAAGAATGCGGCGGCTACCAAGAAGCTCGCCATCTTCGACGCGCTAGAGATTTTGAGTCGCATAGATTCCGAGGAGGAAGCCTTGGGTTTGTCGGAGACAAAGACCGTGGCAGATAGCAAGATGGGTTTTGCAGAGCGAAGGTCGAGATAAGCTGTATAGCCCTGTAGAAGGGCTGGTATCGAAGTCTGTTATGGCTAATAAGAACCGTGCTAAGACATGGCTCTATGGCTATAACGAGAAGTACGATATGGTCATCATCTCCAAGACGGGGAAGGTTGGAGACATCATCAATATCAACGGCGTAAATATCGCTCTCCCCCCGGCACCTAAAGACATCTCCGACGGCGACAATAGATGGGTCCGTAAGGAGCTCCCTCGGGCCCTCTCACGCATCCAAAGCATCTTCCAATGGAATGATATGCCGAAGGTATTTAAGTCCGAGTGGGTGGACTATATCGAGTCGGAGTTCGACCGACGTGAGGACGGCCATTGGTTCTACAACAACCGCGTGCCGACATATATCACGGGCGCCCACTATATGTACTTGCAATGGACAAGTATCGATGTGGGCTACCCCGACTTCCGTGAGGCCAACAGGATATTTTTTATCTTCTGGGAAGCATGCAAAGCCGACTCCCGATGTTTTGGTATGGCGTACCTCAAGATTCGTCGCTCTGGATTTTCCTTCATGGGTTCCTCGGAGTGTGTCAATACCGGTACTCTAGCCAAGGACTCTCGGGTAGGTATACTTTCCAAGACCGGTTCTGATGCCAAGAAGATGTTCACGGACAAGGTGGTTCCTATCGCAAACCGACTTCCGTTCTTCTTCAAACCGATACAAGACGGCATGGATAAGCCAAAGACGGAACTTGCTTTCCGTGTCCCGGCCTCAAAGATTACCAAGAAGAATATGTACGACATCGAAGCCGAGGAAATCCTTGGCCTAGATACCACCATCGACTGGAAGAATACCGACGACAACTCCTACGACGGAGAGAAACTTCTCCTACTGGTACATGACGAAAGTGGGAAGTGGATTAAGCCCAACAACATCCTCAACAACTGGCGCGTCACCAAGACGTGCTTGCGCTTGGGAAGTAAGATTATCGGCAAGTGCTTGATGGGCTCTACATCCAATGCCTTAGCTAAGGGTGGTGCCAACTTCAAGAAGCTGTACGAAGATTCCCACCCACTTACCAGAAATGCTAACGGGCAAACTAAGAGCGGGATGTACTCTTTGTTTATCCCCATGGAGTACAACATGGAAGGCTTCATCGACCAGTACGGCCACCCTGTCTTCAATGCTCCAGAGAAGCCTGTAAAGGGCGTCGACGGGGAGATGATTAAGGGAGGCGCCATCGACTACTGGGAGGCTGAGGTAGAGAGTATGAAGAGCGACCCCGATGCGCTCAACGAATTCTACCGCCAGTTCCCTCGCACTGAGTCCCATGCCTTCCGTGACGAGAGTAAGCAGAGCCTTTTCAACCTCACTAAAATCTACCAACAGATAGATTACGCCGACAGCCTAGTCAAGGAGCACTACCTCACGCGGGGGTCTTTCAGTTGGGAGAACGGAATCAAAGACAGCAAAGTAATATTCCGTCCCGATAGGAGGGGAAGGTTTAATATCTCTTGGACTCCAAACAAGGCGCAACAGAATAGAGTAGTAGAACGACGTGGAATTAAATATGCTGGTAACGAGCACCTTGGCTCATTTGGATGCGACTCTTACGACATTAGCGGTACTGTGGGTGGCGGCGGTTCTAACGGTGCTCTTCACGGAATGACGAAGTTCCATATGGACGACGCCCCTACCAACGAGTTCTTCTTGGAGTATGTAGCTAGGCCCCAGACGGCAGAGATATTTTTCGAGGAGGTGTTGATGGCGTGCGTCTTCTATGGTATGCCTATCCTTATCGAGAACAACAAGCCTCGCCTGCTATACCACTTTAAGAACCGGGGGTACCGTGGCTTCTGTATGAACCGCCCCGATAAGCAGTTCAATAAACTCAGTAAGACGGAGCGCGAACTTGGTGGAATACCTAACAGTTCTGAGGATGTTAAGCAAGCCCATGCCGCAGCTATCGAGAGCTACATAGAAAAACACATCGGTGTAGATATGGAAGGAACCTTCCGCGATACGGGAGAGATAGGCACCATGCCTTTCGTACGCACACTGGAGGATTGGGCGCGTTTTGATATCAGCAATAGGACTGCTTTCGACGCGACTATCAGCAGTGGATTGGCGGTGATGGCGAACCAAAAGCACCTCTATATGCCTGAGCAGAAGAAGAGTTCTATAAGCATTAACTTGCCGAGATACAACAACCGAGGTTTTCGTAGTGAACGATTGGACTAAATGAAGGACGTCAAGGTAAACATCTCCACTGCTGGGTTCCCAAGTCAGTTTGTTTCTGACTCGGAGAAGGCTAGTGATGAGTACGGCTTGATGGTAGGTCAGGCCATTCAGTACGAGTGGTTTAAGAAGGATGGCAACCAATGCCGGTTCTATAACCAGTGGCGCGAATTCAACCGCTTGCGGCTCTATGCTCGTGGCGAGCAGAGTATCGCTAAGTACAAGAACGAGCTCGCTGTCGATGGTGACCTTTCGTATTTGAATTTGGACTGGACCCCGGTTCCTATCCTCCCGAAGTTTATTGACATCGTCGTCAACGGCATGTCCGAGCGCGTCTTCAAAGTCAAGGCTTACGCTCAAGATGCTCTCTCGCAAGCTAAGCGCAGCAAGTATCAGGATATGATTGAGGGGCAGATGGTAGCCAAGCCCGTCTTAGAAATTATTCAGCAGAAGACTGGTGTCGACCCGTTTACTATGAGCCCCGACGACTTGCCTAACAGCGACGAGGAGCTTAAGGTCTTTATGCAGCTCAACTACAAGCCTGCTATAGAGATTGCTGAGGAGGAAGCTATCAATACCATCCTCGAAGAAAACCACTATACCGATACGCGCAAGCGCCTCGACTACGACCTTGCTGTACTGGGACTTAGCGTAGCTAAGCACGAGTTCCTCCCCGGCGCGGGCGTTCAGGTCTCGTATGTCGACCCCGCCAATGTGGTCTACAGCTATACCGAAGACCCATACTTTAAAGACTGCTTCTACTGGGGAGAGATTAAGACGCTCCCTATCACGGAGCTTATGAAGATTGACCCCAACCTCACCAACGAGGACTTGGAAGAGATTAGCAAGTACAGCCAGAGCTGGTACGATTACTACAACGTGGCTCAGTACTACGAGAACGATATGTTCTATCGTGACGTAGCTACGCTGATGTACTTCAATTACAAGACGACTAAGAAGATTGTCTACAAGCGTAAGAAGCTTGACGGCGATGGGGCTCGCGTCATTGAAAAAGACGACCAGTTCAATCCTCCCGAGGAGATGATGGAGGAGGGCGATTACGAGAAGGTCGAGAAGACCATCGACGTATGGTACGACGGCATCATGGTGATGGGCACCAACATCCTACTCAAGTGGGAGGTAGCTCAGAATATGGTGCGCCCGAAGTCTGCTAGTCAGCACGCGCTGCCCAACTATGTGGCTACAGCACCACGCATGTACAAGGGTGTCATCGAGTCGCTTACGCGGCGTATGATTCCTTTCGCCGACCTCATTCAGGTTACCCACCTCAAGCTCCAGCAGGTCATCTCGCGCACCGTTCCCGACGGCGTGTATATCGATGCCGACGGACTTAGTGAAGTCGACCTCGGTACGGGCAATGCCTATAGCCCCGAGGATGCTTTGCGCCTGTATTTCCAAACTGGTAGTGTCGTAGGGCGCTCGTATACTCAGGACGGAGAGTACAATCAAGGCAAGGTTCCTATCCAAGAGCTCAATAGCAACAGCGGTGCGGCTAAGACGCAGATGCTAATTGGGAATATGAATCACTACTTGCAGATGATTCGTGACGTAACGGGTTTGAACGAAGCCCGCGACGGAAGTATTCCCGACCCACACGCTTTGGTCGGGTTGCAAAAGCTCGCTGCCGCCAACAGCAATACGGCTACCCGCCATATTCTGGACGGAAGCCTGTATATGTTCCGTTCTCTGGCTGAGGCTTTGACATACCGTATCAGCGATATCTTGGAGTACGCTGACTTCAAGGACGAGTTTGTAAACCAGATTGGTAAGTACAACGTCAGCATCCTCGGAGAGATTAGCGACTTGTATATCTACGACTTCGGTGTATTTATTGAGGTCAGCCCCGACGAGGAGCAGCGTGCCCAGCTCGAAGCCAATATCCAAATGGCTCTAAGCAAAGGTGGTATCGACCTCGAGGACGCTATCGATATCCGCGAGATTAAAAACATCAAGCTCGCCAACCAGCTCTTGAAGATTAAGCGTATCGCTAAGCAGGAGGAGGAGCGTACGTTCCAGCTCCAGCAGCAGCAGATGCAGGCTCAGAACAATATGCAGTCCCAGCAGATGGCGGCCCAGACGGCTATGCAAAAGATTCAGGCTGAGACGCAGAGCAAGATGCAGGTCAAGCAGGCGGAGATTGCTTTCGAGATTGAGAAGATGCAGGCCGAGGCTCAAGCTAAGGCCCAGCTCATGGAGCGCGAGTTCCAATACAACTTGCAGCTCCACGGTATGCAGGAGCAGCAGTTGCAGATGCGTGAGGATAAGCGCGAGGGCGCTAAGTCACAGCGTATCAGTCAACAAAATACTGAGCAGAGCAAGCTTATTGACCAGCGGAAGAATAACTTGCCGCCCATGAATTTCGAGTCGAATGAGGATAGCCTCGATGGTTTCGACTTGGCAGAATTTAGTCCACGATAAAATATATATAAATGGAAATTAAAGTACGTGACCTCGGTGAGGTCGAAGCAAAGTCTACGCAGCAGATTGAACAGGAGCTGCTCGATAAGCATGAGGCTGAGGTAAGCGATGAGACCGCACCTGAGCCTGAGTCTGAGCCTGAGGCGCCTGCGCTTTCGGAAGATGACGTAAGGTCTTTCTTGAGCAACCGTTACGGAAGGGAGATTGGCTCGTTGGACGAGCTGGCCGAGGTGCGAGAGACGGCACCTGATTTGCCTGAAGACGTAGCTGCGTATTACAAGTACAAGCAGGAGACTGGTCGCGGTCTCGAAGATTTTATGAAAGTCAACCAGAACCTCGACGAAGCCGACGGCGATGGGTTGCTAAAAGAATACCTCCTACAGACTGAAGACGGCCTCGATGCAGAGGACGTAGAGATGATGATGGAGGACTATAAGTTTGATGAAGACCTCGATGACGAGGCCGACATTAAAAAGGCTAAATTAGCCAAGAAGAAAGCTGTTGCTAAAGCGAAGAAATTCTTCGAAGAGCAGAAGGAGAAATACCAAGCACCTCTTGAGTCAAGGGGCGCAGGTTCTCTGGAGGACTCCGAAGAGTATCAAGAGTACAAGCAATATGTTGAGCAGGCGAAGACTTACCAAGAGGAGCAGAAGCGCAGGAAGGAGTGGTTTGACGACAAGACTAACGAGGTGTTCAGTGAACAGTTCAAGGGCTTTGAGTTCAACCTCAACGACAAATCCTATGTGTACTCTCCCGGTGACCGTGGCGAATTGAAGAAGTTACAACAGACTCCCGAGGCTTGGTTAAACAAGTATCTGGATGACAAGGGCTTAGTCAAGGACGCCAAGGGATACCACAAGTCATTAGCCGTCGCGATGAACCCCGAGAAGTTTGCCGAGTTCTTTTACGAGCAAGGCAAAGCAGCTGCGGTGGATGACGTGATGCGAAAGACTAAAAACATCAACATGTCCGAGCGTCCCGTGCCCCAAGCTGTTTCTAAGGGGGAATTCAAAGTTCGAGCCGTCGCACCCAGTTCGGGTCGGGGGCTCAAAATTCGTAGTTCAAGAAACAAATCTTAAGAAAACATGGCAGGTTCAGTAAATGCAACCCCCGGTTTCGACTTGCAACCCAGCGCAGAGCGGGTTCCAGTTGCAACCAACTATATCACCAACTTCGACTTCCTCAACCAGTATCTCCCTGATACTTACGAGAAGGAGTTCGAGCGTTATGGCAACCGTAGCGTCGCAGGCTTCATGCGTATGGTCGGAGCAGAGATGCCCACCAACTCAGACCTCATCAAGTGGGCTGAGCAAGGTCGTCTCCACACTAAGTACACCAACTGCACTTCTGCTGCGGCTGCTGGCACCGACAACGGCGCTGTATGGACGGTGAATGACGCCCTCAACCCCGGTACTGGCAACATCGCTATCCGTGCTGGCCAGACGGTATTCATCACCGACAACACTGCTGGAAGCGGTCTTACTAATAAGGCTGTCGTTACGTCTATTTCTGGAGACACGTTTACCGTGGCCTACTATGAGGCTGCTGGTCAGGCTATGACCGGTGTCGCTGACCCCGCCGGTGCCGTCGCTTGTACCGTAATGATTTACGGTTCTGAGTTCGCTAAGGGCACTGACGGAATGGTTGGAACCCTCGAGGCTGACGACTTCATCTTCGACAACAAGCCAATCATCATCAAGGACAAGTACGCTGTCTCTGGTTCTGACATGGCTCAGATTGGATGGATTGAGGTGACCACCGAGAACGGAGCTTCCGGATACTTGTGGTACATGAAGTCCGAGCACGAGACCCGTCTTCGCTTTGACGACTACCTCGAGACAGCTATGATTGAGGCTGTTCCTGCTGATACTGGTTCTGGTGCTGAAGCTGCGCTTAGTTCTGCTACAGGCGCGGGCACTGTCAATGCTGGTTCCGAAGGCGTTTTCTACGCTGTTCAGAACCGAGGCAACCTCTGGTCTGGTGGTATCCCAACTGCTTTGGCTGACTTCGATGCAATCATCTCTCGCTTGGATAAGCAGGGTTCGATTGAGGAGAACGTCATCTTCGTTGACCGGGACTTCAGCTTCGCTATCG